GCCTAGTCTTGATCGACTACACCAATTGGTGCCACCAAAAGATCCTATCTCAAGATCTCTCTTTAAGAAGACTCTCTAACGAGAATTACTTCTAGAGTACTATTATAATTCCAAACCTATGAAAAGAAACATGTATCAAATAACAAAAATTATTTGTACATATATCTTCCCTGGCGTTCAGAATCCACATCTTTATATAGCTCCTGTGTTTAAAATGACACAGAAATTATTAAAGAAAAATGGAACACTCTTTACTATTAAATATTTTAAGGAATCAAGACTTGCTGTTACACAATGATATTGTGGAACACCAATGAAAAGATCTCCTATTAAAATATCTTTAGATAGAGAGGGTTTCCCCAAATTGTTTAGTTCCTTAAAAACTTTATTGAAAGGGACATTACAAGAGAGAAAATTTGCTTTTTCAATCTTGATGATTTCCAGATCAATAAAACCAAAAAGGAATGAAAATATTCCGGTGGACTTGAGCACAATTAATGGTAGGTTTACAGGTACACGGGATCTTTTAGATCCTGTTAAACTTGCAACTATCATTAAATGAGCACAACAAAACCAGATATTTCCAGTTGTTGATTTAACCTTAGATTGAAGTGTGAAAGACTTGAAGATTACAACAAAGTCTGGTCCACATGGCCCACAAACAGCAACCATATTACAATCTTTGAAAAGATTTAATATGTTTACTATGAGTGGTCTCATTGGATTAGCCAATGCTGAATTTATGGAATATTTCAAGACCCTTTGAAATAACTTACCAAGAGACTTGGAAGTTCCAAATTCATTAGATGATAAAGATATTAACAAATATCTTAAATCAAAAATGAAAGAAGAACAATCTCCAAGGAAATTGGCAATTATTAAGGATCCTGAATGTAAGATGAGAGTAATAGCAATGTTTGATGGTTTAAGTCAAACATTGTTAGAATCCTTATCGAAACATTTATTCCAGATTCTTGAGAAAATTCCTAGTGATAGGACATTTAATCAAGATCCAAGATTCTATCACACCAAAATAGATAAAAATCAAAAACTCTATTCTTTGGATCTTTCTTCAGCCACTGACAGATTCCCAGTATCAGTTCAAGTTCAAATATTAAGTAAATTAATAGGTGAGCAAAAAGCTAATGCATGGAAAATGTTGATGGTTGGTCAAGAATTTACTACTCCCGATGGCGAATCAACTATTAATTATATAGTTGGTCAACCAATGGGAGCTAAAAGTTCTTGACCTATGTTTACCTTGTCACATCATATTATTGTACAGTATGCAGCACTATCAGTAGGATATAATTGTTGATTTAACAATTATATAATGCTGGGTGATGATATTGTAATTAATGATAATAATGTTGCCAAGGCATACATAGAAATTCTAACAGAATAGAG